ATTTTCCGCAGGACGTTTTTTGAAACCGGTGTCCGCCTTGTCAATGATTGCCACGAGCCAAGAGGAGGCCGCTGACACGCTCGGATGCGACGCCAGAACATTCGGGCGGTGGCTCAAGCGTGGATGTCCTGGAAAGCCTCGTGAGTACGTGATTCGTGAGTGCATTGAGTGGTGCCGCGAAAACGTCTGGTCTGAAGACGCTGTTTTGATTGAGGGCGCGACAGGCGAAGATGATGACATCAAGACTCAGTACCTTCGGAAGCGAATCGAGAAAATCGACCGCGAGAACCAGTTGGCGGATTTCAAAATATCTGAGCGTGGCGAAAACCTTGTCGATGCGAATCAAATCAAGGCGATGCTGACCGAGCAGGCGAATGTCATCAGGTCAGCACTGGAGCGATTAGATCGAAAGTACGGAAAGGATGCCTTGGATATCGTGTTGGAAGTTTTTGACGAACTGGACGCAATTGATTTCACTCACTCAATGGACTGATCGCACGAAGCGACTCGTCAGCCAGTTCCGGCGCGAATGTCGTCCGACTCGGCTGCGCACCATTGATGTCTGGGCAGAGGCGGAGCTGCGGCTGCCGTCGGGGCCAGCGGAGGGCCGTCGATATCGCCTCGATCGGCTGCCGTACGCTCGCCTCCTTTTGGGTGAACTTGGAAAGTGGCGGCGGCATGTGATCACAGGGCCAACGCAGTCTGGAAAGAGCCTTCACGCCTTTGCTTTCATCATTCTCTACACACTTTTCGAGGTGAAAGAGGATGTGATTGTGGGCATTCCCGACCTCGGAATGGCCGCAGCAAAGTGGAAAAAGGACATCAAGCCGCTGATTGAGCGGAGTAAATATGCAGGATTTCTGCCAATTCGAGGCTCTGGATCGCAGGGTGGAGACCCAACAATCGTCCTTTTCCGCAACGGAAAGACGCTGCAATTCATGGGGGGCGGCGGAAACGACAAGCAACGAGCCGCATCGACGGCAAAAGTCCTCGTTATCACGGAGACCGACGGACTCGATGAAGTGTCAGCCACTTCAAAGGAGGGGCAAAACAAAGTTGATCAGCTGGAGGGCCGTATCAGGTCGCACGGGCTCGATGGCCGCGCCTACATGGAATGCACGGTCTCTAAAAAGACGGGCCGAACGTGGAAAGAATATCAAGCCGGCACAGAATCACGCATCGCCTGCCCTTGTCCGCACTGCAAAGCCTATGTGAGCCCGGAGCGTGAACATTTGGTCGGCTGGGATCACGCGACAACGAAGATTGAGGCTGGTGAACTCGCGGCGTTCTCCTGTCCGACGTGTGCGGAGCTGCTGACGGAGTCGGATCGGCTCGAAATGAATCTGAAAGCGGTCCTAGTGCATCGCGGGCAGGAGGTTACGCCGGAAGGAACCGTTGTCGGAGATCCACCGAAGACAGACACGCTCGGGTTCCGCTGGTCGGCGTTTCATAATTTGCTGACGCCAGTCGCATTGCTCGGGATGGAAGAGTGGCAAGCATCACGCAGTGATGATCCTGCCGCGGCTGACGTCGTTCTGAAGCAGCAGGTCTGGTGCCTTCCAACTGACACGGACGAAATCGAAAAGGTGCCGCTGTCGATAGGTATTGTTCGCGGTTCCGCGACCGGATACGAGGGCCGTTGCAACCGCCGCGAAAAGTGGGTGCTTCCGGACTGGTCGCAGCACATCACGGCTCATGTTGACGTTGGGATGAGGGTTCTTAATTGGTCCGTCAACGCTCACGGGCCGCATGGGCTCAGAGACATCATCGCGTACGGCGCGACGGCCACAGAGCAGCCTGATTTGATCGGGCCAGAGGAAGCAATTCTTGGCGGGCTGCATCGCGTGCGGGAAACAATTGAGCAGCACTGCGATCTGACGATGGCTTTGGTTGACTGCGGATATCAGGGCAACAAAAAAGAGAAGAATCCACGGCTGGTGGTCTATGAATTCATTTTGTCATGTGGTCCGCAGTGGCAGGCGTCAATGGGGCTGTCTGCCTGGTCGCGAAAGCAGCAGTCAGAGCAATTTGAGCCAGCTTTAACCAGTGCACCGTGGTACTACTCGCGCCAAACGTATCTTCGGCAGTCACTTTGGGTCGTAAACTTCGAGCCTAATCACTTCAAACACGCGTCGCACGGCTCATATTTGATTCAACCGAGTGACAAAGAAAGCGTCAGGGTTAATGGTTCAGTCACGCTTTTTGGAGACCAGCCGAAGATTCACAACGAGTTTGCCTCGCAGCTCAACGCGGAACGCTTCGAAGTCGATCACAAAACCGGGAAAAGCGAGTGGAAACGGCATGGGCACAACCACTTTTTCGACACGGATGTCGGGAATATCGTCGCACGAAGCGTGATTGAAAGCATTCTGCTGAGTCAGCAGAAAACGACAGTCAGTGAGCAACAACAACCAGCCGTCACGTCACCAGACGGGCGGGCCTTTTTCGTGGGGAATCGATAATGAATTCAGGACCAACAACGCGACCACTACCAACACTGAAACCACAGAGCAAACCGCAAACAAAAGCGGAGTCTGCATCTGTGGTGACTGAGTCGGAAGAAAAACAGCCGGTGAGGTTGCCGGTTCAAAGTGGCGAGACGATCAAGATCGATCTTGGGTTTTCGGATCTCGTGGATCTGGACGTGCTCGGTTACTTGCCTTCGCGTCCGGAAGTCATTCTAACGCCGAAGGCACGCGAGGCCGTCAAGCGGTTAGCGTTGACTCTGGAGCAGCAAGAGGCTGTGCTGTCGGATGGTACGCAGGTGCGGAATTCAGCGTCGAAGACGATCGTTTGGTTGTGTGAGCGGCTGGCTGATTCGCTGGCGGCAGAATAATGGTTGACAGTGTATTTTTCGCTCGTTATTGTTCCGGATCAGTCGTCTGGCTAGAGACGATTCAGTCGACTTTCCCGGAGCAATCCGGACTGAGAAACCCTGCACAGGTCTAGCCACTTGTGTCAGGGTTTTTTCATGGAGTGGTTAGGATGTCAGAGATCAAGTTTCGCGTTGAAGGTGTTGCCCCGCTACTGATGCACAACGGGCAGTTGGCAAACCCGTTGAACTCAACAGTCAAGTCGATGAAGGCGTTGACTGGACAGCGAAAGAAAACAGACGAGACGCATCTTGAGTTGTCGCGTCTGGAGTTTTACGGCGGGCTGTACTTGTCGAAAAAAGGCGAAGTGCAGATTCCTTCCGAAGTCATCGAAAGCACGCTAATTGAGGGTGCGAAGAAATCTAAACTCGGCAAGGCGTTCAAGTCTGCGATTGCGATTTATGATGATGCGATTTTGGACTACGGAAAGAAACTGACCGTAGATCAGATGTGGGAACTGCCAGATGAGTACGTGGACGTTCGCCCTGTCAAGGTTGGGACTTCGCGAATCATGCGAACGCGGCCAATCTTCAGGACGTGGGCTCTGGAGTTCATTGTTTCGTACAATGCGGATCTGATCAACCCGGAGCAGATTCAACTGGCTGTTGACGATGCAGGAATGCAGGTTGGGTTGTGTGACTATCGTCCGAAGTTCGGGCGGTTTCAGGTCGTTGAAAAGTTAAGGTAAGGTTCGGTGAGGTCGGGTATGGTCAGGTATTGTATGGTATGGCCAGGTAAGGCAGGGATTTTCATTCTTAAAAAGGAATTTCAATGCAACTTTTAATCGACACAAGGCACGTCAGGCCTGGAGACACGATCTCTCAGGCAGACTGCGAAAATATAATCGGATTCACGGAGATATCGTCTCCGAAGGATTGGGCTCTTGCCATTCTTCAGCTCAGTGGAGTTGTGGCGAAGCAGCTACTCGCAGAGCACGGGCGAGAACTCACGGTGAGAATAATTCAGAACAGTCTGCAGATCCTGACTGATGCAGAGGCGGCAGACTACAACCCGCGACGATTCGACGCTGGCCTGCGACAAGCACGGCGCGCACATCGCCGATTGATGGCCGTGAACGTCGGGAAACTCAGTGCAGACGATCGGCAGATGTATCAAAAGAACGTCAGCAATCAGGCGTTCAAGCTGTCGATGCTGCGGAAGAAAGCTGTCGTGGATCTACAGCCTGCGGAGCGGACAACTCCGGCGGTTGTGTTCAAAGAGCGGAGGCAACGTTAAGGTTTGGTCTGGTAGAGTATGGCTTGGTTAGGACGGGTTCGGCTGGGTACGGTCCGGTGGGGTCAGGTCTGGTTCGGTCCGGTGGGGTCAGGTCTGGTTGGGTAGGGTGTGGTC